CGACCCCGCTGGGGTTGTTATGGGTGCAAGGCGGCAGATGATAGAAGAAGAGGCCAGAGCCAAGGATGAGCGCAATCAAAGGAGATATGCGGAAATCGCCAGACTTGAAGCACAGCTCGCAGATGAGGAACAAACTAGAGAAGACACTCTAGCAATGCCAGCCGATGAGTTGGAACTGGAGCCTGAGATAAGGGAGGAGTCGGTTGGAGAAACGGTCATGGCCACACCAGAGGAACTAGGGCAGGTCGAAAAGCCTGAACCACCTGTCAAAGAAAGAGCAGAGGTAGGGGAAAGTTTTGTTATTCCAAATGAAGACCCGCCTGTAGATCCATCTGATACTTTGGCAAACATGTACTACATGTTGACTCAAGATAGTGATGCCAGTGGAAATTCGATTGCCGTTAATGATATGGAAGGTGCTTATAACGGATTGATGGACATGGTTCGTAGCGGTAATGAGGAAGCTAAGAAATACGCGAAAAACCTCCTGACACCAGAAAATCTAAAATTTATGGCCAATAAGTTTGGTAGAGACGTAAAAGGGCTTAGAGAGGACTTGAAGGTAGGTTTGGATCTAGCAGCTAAGACCCCCCCGAAGCTGCCAAACATCATGTCATCCACTGACCCCAATGTTGTCAATGAAATAATGAATATGGCAGAAGAAGGGGACGAACAGGCGAGAAAGCACCTCTACAATAGCATGGGAGACTTAGAAGACTACTTTCCTGCCGTGGCAGAAAAGTATGAGGAGCTATTTGGCAAGGCTTCTGCTGATATCAGCTCAGATATATGGTCAATCGTGAAAGACCCATTCGCAAATCCGTTCTTCAATCAAAACGCATTCGCTCTGACAGACCAAAAGCCCCCGGAGGTGACATATGATGATACTCCGACCTTTCAAATCGATACGGACCTCATCAAAGGGGAAGAACCAGAAGATGCTTTGAAACATGCCGGTTTTGATACTAGGTCAGGAGATGACGTTAGTCTGCTACCGTCATCGGTATTCACACAAGGTGAGTCCGCGCCCGTGGATGACATGAGATTGCTACCAAAGGGGTGGAAGATGGATGAGTGAAGCAGTCCAGAAGCTTACCAGCAAAGTCGATTTCGACATGGGCAGGCGTGATTTCAGGTTCTTTTTCGAGGATATATGCGGCTTTCAATTAGCAGACTTTCACAAAGAATGGTATGAGATGGCACAGAACAACAGCAAGATATGCGTCATAGCCAGTCGTGACCACGGCAAATCGGTCTTCTTCAGGTGCTACCTGTTGTGGAGAATGGCATACACTCCCAATACAGAGGTTCTCTTCTTCAGCCACAGTCAGCATCAATCCATAGACCACATGGCCAAGATGGATGAACTCATCATGACAACTCCAGCTCTGGCTCATCTGAAGCCGAAGAGAGGTTGGGCAAAGCAGCTATTCAAGATGACTAACAAGTCATCGATCAGAGCTATGTCTGTCGGTAAGGCTGTTCGTGGTGCTCACCCTGACATAGTGGTTCTTGACGATATACTGTCAAGCGAAGCTCAGACCCAGCTCAAAGCTATAGCCACATGGTTCTATACAGCTCTTCTACCTGTTCTTCACCACACTGCACAGCTTTGCATAGTAGGTACCCCATTCTCATACACCGACCTCTATTCTGAGCTAAAGAGTCTTGATGGGTATGCAGTTGGGGAGTATCCTGCGATCAATGAGGCTACCGGAGAACCATTGTGGCCAGAGAGATGGAATTTGGAAGCATTGAATGCTAGGAAGGGCGAAATGACATCGATTGCTTTTACCAGAGAGTACCTGTGTAAACCAATAGCTAGTGAGTCTAGCTTATTCCCTGAAGAGGTTTTAGACAGGGTCAAAGATGATACACTCTCATTATCGTATTATCCCGACCCAGATGAAAGTCTGAATTATTACATAGGTTGGGACCCAGCTATCAGTGCAGACCGTAGAGCTGATTATACTTGTATGATGGTAATTGGCATGGACGAGAACAGACACAAGCGTGTTGTCCACACACATCACGAAAAGAACATGGACTTCAATCAACAAATTGAAAAAATAATTGAGCTCAATGCTAGGTTCAATCCGGTAATTATAGAGCTTGAAACGAATAACTTTGCCATGGCATTCAATCAAGTCTTACAAGAAATTAGTGATTTACCTATCAAACCCTTCAATATGAGTAGAATGAAGAAGGAAGCACTCATACACACCTTACAACTACACTTTGAGCAAAGGCACTTATTGATTCCATACAAAGATGAGGGAGCTACTAGAAGGCATATGAATGCCCTTCTCACCGAGCTATCGTATTTCACGATGTTAGAGAATGGCAAGATGGAAAGTCTGGGTGCTCACGATGACATGGTCATAGCTCTAGCACTTGCAGTGCAAGCCACAAAGGAATACAGAGAGAACATTGTGATCCTTGACGGGGCGACATGGCGTAACAGATTGGGGTGGGCCGATGCTTGAGAGGCGGTATATTGATGGTATAACAGGCGTCGAGAGCTTAAGTGATGCACTCGACATTAGAAAGAATCCTGCGGCTGCTGCTGTTGCTGGATATGCTGGAGGCAAGGTGGCTGATGCTATGATAGAGGCCGCGAAGAATAAACTATCGGCCAAGGAAAGAGAAGTAGAAACTGCTACTCAAGAGCTTCAAACGGCTGAACAAGAGGCATCTGCAAGAGCTGAGACCGATAAGAAAACGCAACAAAAAACTGAGCAGGGGCAGGGTGTTGGAGTCCGTGGTATGGATAATCCCGAAAGTGATAGTCCAGAAACGGACCAAGCAGGGACCGAGGTAAACGCTCCAAGTAAAACAGGATTACTTCAAGACCCAAACGAGATAAAACTATCAATTGACAAGAATTGGTTTGTAAACAACTTTGGTATGACAGGATCAGAAATGGCATCTCTCCTTATTCTCAAAAATGAAATGACCGCATTAGATGCATTGTACCCATTATTAGTACAGGAGAAACAGGCGATTCTTGCATCGTTTCCCGGTGTCTCACCCGATTTAGTAAAGACCTTACCACTCACGGACGTAGACTATGATAACCTAAATCGATACTCGGACAGACTTGGCATACCATTTAGAAGATTTGTTAAAATGTGGTCGGACGCTAAGGACGTTGCATCTCAGACTAAATCATACGAGAGTTGGAGAGAAGTTATTGATGCAGACATAAGGCTCTCAATGAGAGAGAGAAGCATACTCAAACAGTGTGCGGACCTTCTTTTGGACAGAGGTGCATTGAACGCGCAGACTCTCAAGTTCAATGGAGTGGCTGCTAGCCCTGCCGAAATATCCTCTTTAATCAAATCGCACGGCTTCCTATTTGACATAATATCCGTGGGAGAGGTGAGTAAGTCTGTGGGCAGGGGATTGTTCTATGATGTTAAACGGAGAGATGTGATCCTCAAGGACGCTGGTAGGTTTATAGCCGGTTTGATTGAAAACAATGCAGATGTGAAGTATGATAGTCGTTATAATCCACGTTTGGAACTCAATTTCTCAGCCCCTACTGCTCCATGGTATGCAACGGCGTTGAATCATGAGCTCGGCATTGATGTTGTTAAGGCCGCTAGCTCTGGACTATGTATAAATGGTGAAGAAGGAATAAGAAAAGCGTTCGACCTTTCATACTCATTTATTGATGAACCAAAAACAGACATATCTCTGTTAAAGAGGGCGTTGGACGGAGATGATGACGCCATGACAGTTTTGACTTATGAATCTCTAAAAAAGAAAGAACAAGTCGCATTCTTAAAGTCTAAGAATATAGGCGTGGACGCATTTGATAAATTGAGGGAGAGTGTGCTCTGATGGCATTGGACAAACAAAGAATGGACCGTCTGTTCTCTGCCGTTGGAATGGACATGGAGAGACACACGACCCCTACTCCAACCATGCCTTTGTTCACGTCCGGCGTACAAGAACCGCCTCTTTTACAGGGAATTACGATACCGGCATTATACGCGGCTGCATATGAGTGCATGGTGCTTCGTTCCATACTAAATCACCTCACAGTAGAGACGTTCAGGAAGGGTTGGGGCTGGAAGCCTAAATTTGTGGTGAAAGGCGTGACTTCCGATAAAGAATATAATCAGGAGTATGAGACTGACCCTGAAGACGGTGGAGAAGTACGCAAGGCAGATCGGTCACAACTGGAATATGCAAACTCAGTGTTCACCACAAAAAACAGTATGGGACAGACATTTATTGACGTTCTAAAGGAAATAGAGATGGACTTGAACATAGTAGACGATGCATATATCATAGTCACTAAGGAATACTTTGTAGACCCTAAAACCAGAAAGCCCGCCTTTTACAGAGTGAAAGAGATAACAAGAGCTGATCCTATATTCATGAGAATAGTGTCCGACAAAAGGGGTGTTCGCGGGGGGTCTCAGTACACTAGCTTAGTTGACCGGTCTTTCAGGACATCCGATTCAGAGGCAAAGTGCCCAGTTACCGGTATGAGAGTGGTTCCAATTCATTACATGAATTTAGCCGGTGTTGGCTCTGGACAAGTATATACTGAAGGCGAGGTCATACACATCAGCAAGTGGTCTCCTTCCAAGCTGTATGGACGAAGTCCTGTAGCTACCATGTGGAGGCAGGTCAATACTCTTATCGCCATGGATAACTATGTTTATTCGGCATATCAGAAAAAGAGAATGCCAAGAGGAGTTATGGTAATCAAGTCATCCAATATGGAGACCGTAGAGCGAACCGCACGTAACATTCAGGAACATCTTGAGAGAGACCCGAATTACATACCGACCATAGGGGTTGAAACAGAATCAGGACGCGGTGGCCTTGAGTATGTTAGGATGATGGATACATTGGAAGAGCTACAGTATATCCCCATAAAGGACGACATAAGGCAACGAATCTCTGCTTTCTATGGTGTTTCTAACGTATTTATGAATGACGTGACAGGAGGCGGATTGAATAACGAAGGTATGCAGATCGTAGTCAGCAACAGGTCTGTTTCATATTCACAGTCCGTTTATGATAGGCTTGTCTTCCCTGCATTAATGGAAGCTTTCGGGATAGATGAGTGGAAGATATCTCTGACACCTCATGAGGAAGAAGATGAAATCATGCAGATGAGGAGAGACGAGATGGCTATCCGCAACATGATGCAGATGAAGCAGGCAGGATACAAGGCCAAGCTCAGGGACGACATAGATGACGCTTACCTCAAGTTTGACTTCGCAGAGCCATCGCCAGAGGAGATGCAGGCTGAACAAGCAGCAGCTGAAGCAGCAGCTCAACAGGGCGGGGGTGCTCCCGTCCAAAAGTCAGACGAAATAGACAAAAACGATTGGCCGGGTGATGAGTGACATGGCAGACGACTACGGGCCGTATAAGCCAGACAAAAAATCAGGAAAGAAAATTCCTGATGATATGAGAAATCCAAGGCCCGATGAGAAGCCAAAAAATCCTGAAGATTACCTCCCCAGACCTAAAGCAGAAACAGGAGACAAAGGTTTTTCTGACAAGTTTCAGCAAAAAAACGCAAGCTCGGACGCTTTTGAGTTTGCATGGGGCATAGCGAAAGGCGACAACGCCCCGACCAATCCAAGCCTATGGTCACAGGCCAAGTCAAAGGCTCGTTCTAAATTCGATGTATATCCCTCAGCTTATGCTAACGCTTGGGCATCTAAGTGGTATAAGTCCAAAGGCGGGGGCTGGAAGAAGAAGTCAAAGAAGGGGAAGAAATGAATGTCCAGTTCAGACAATGGGGCGAAGACGAGCTCAGAAAAGACCTCCGAGACTGGTTCAAGGAGAAGTGGGTGGATGTCTCACGCAAAGACAAGGATGGCAAACACCCGCCGTGCGGCAGGGATGATGCTGACAAGTCGAGCAGGGGCTATCCGAAATGCCGTCCGTCAAAGAAGGTCAGCTCTAAGACTCCGAAAACAGCAGGATCAATGAGTGCTAAGGAAAAGAAAGCTGCTACAAAGAGAAAAAGAAGTAAGCCACAGGGTGTAGGAGGAAAGCCAACTATGGTTAAATCCGTTTGTGAGTGCGATACCTGTCAATCTCTGGTCAAAGCTGTTTTACTCAAAGCTGGCCCAAGCCTGTCTGTAGGCAGGGGTGAGAAGCAATCTGTCAAGGAAGGAGGTGGCCTGACCGCCAAAGGTAGGGCCAAATACAACAGAGCTACTGGGTCAAAGCTCAAAGCTCCGGTGACTGAAAAGAATCCAAAAGGCAAGAGAGCGGCTAGAAGAAAGTCATTCTGTGCCCGGAGCAGAAGTTGGAAAGGGCCACGAGGCAAGGCAGCTCGTAGAAGGTGGAATTGCTAATGACCTTATTTGACCAAGCATGGGACGTTGTAAAGGCGGATCACGCTAAGTCAAAGGGTGGTAAGTTCAAGAAAATGAAAGGCGTTGATTTCACCCTACCAAGAGGTGAAATGAAAGTTCTTCAAGCAGAGGATAAGGACTACAAGAGAGGAGTCCTTGTTGAGTTGTTGAAAGACGGCGGATATGAGGTAGCATATTGGTATGACAAGTTTGAGGTATTCCCCGTCGAGGTTATTGTTGACGGCAAATCAATCAAAAAGGATGGTAGAAAGGTTATTTTGAAATTCCATCCTAAATTAGAGGAAGCACGAGGAAAATCAAAAGAGCTAATCAGAGAAGCTCAAAAGAAATTGGAGGGTGACAGATGAGTGCCTTCGACTTGGCTTGGGAGCTTGTGAAAAGAGATGTAAGAGACCCGATTCATGGAAGTGTCCCTGATAGGTCTGCCATGGTAGGGGTCAAAGGCTCTCAACTCCGGCCCCTGCGTAGACAGGGTCATACTCAGAGAAATGAGCGAGTTATACGAAATGAGGGTTCTCCTACAAGCTCCAAAGGCGATAAAAACACGGATAAGCCCAAAGCTATGAAGCTAGTTGACAACACTCTTAGAAGGTTGAAATTAGTAGGTGAGAGGGGCGACCCTAAGCAGAAGTCTTGAATACGATTGTCATGTGTGGAAGTAACGATAGGCATGAGCGACTCACTGTTTGACCTAAAAAAAATGGACCCAATGGCTCGTAGAGCTACGGCCGCGTTAGAGGCACTAACAAAGGCTATTGAAACTGAAGACCGTCTAGCTGTAGAGAAGCATCTTGACGCAGCAACTAACGCGATGGCGTTGCTGAGAGAGGATTTGAGTTTGTATGATTCACTCAACAAAGCTATTGCTCATGATCCATCAGTATTTCAAAAAGGTGTTCAATTCAACCCATCGAATACCGATAAGTCATTCTCCGGTGGAGAGGAAGCCTCAGCTCTTGGTGTGGTTAGAGCAGGTAGAACCAGTAAGCTCTATCGACCACACACAGTGTATTGAGGTATAACTATGGCTGGATTCTCTTCTAATCGAGGCACTATCGCTGACCGAATGAAGTCATTAGAGATTAGGGACTCCATGCTTCTCAAGCAAGACCCGCAAGGAGCAATGAATGTAGCTGATCCTGCAACTGCTGCCGGTTCAGCACTATCCAACATTCCAACTGCACAGACTCCTCCTCAGCCACCACAAACAAATTCAAAGCAGTTTTTGGATACTCTTTCCAGTCAATTGGGCGAAATGATGGCACATTTGGGCTCTTGGCCCGCTATCATAGCCATACTTCAACAAAATGGCATGAGCACTGACTCCTTAGCTACTATGACAAATGCAGTGGAGCAGCTTAGGGCACAGGGGCTAACCACACAAAGGTCCGTTTCTCTTCTTATGGAAGACCCAGAAGTTAGAACACTGATGAACTACGATGCACCGGTTGGCACACCAAACATGACCGCTGCTATGCCGCCAGTGACTCCAATGGGTATGCAGGGCATGGGAGCATTAGACGGCATGATGAGAGGTGGAATGTGATGTCCGATGAAAATCAAGAGCTTGAGATAATGAAGCAAATAGTTTCCGAGCTAAAGACTCTCAATGAGAGATTGGCTTTCGTCGAGGGCGAGAATTATGAACTTAGAAAAGCGGTGTCTGACCCTGAGACTATGATGAGAAAGGCGGGGTGGATGAAGATGACCACTCCTCATGCCGATGAGACATTCGATCCATTGAATAGAGCAGGAGTGGATGATGCGACTTCTTTCGGTGGCCCATTTGAGGGTACGGGAGAGGTCTTTCAAAAGTCCAAGTCCAGATATGACGAATTACAAGAGTGGATCGATGCAGAGGAGGCTACAAGAGTATGAGTCTAAGATACGTCAATCCAATGAAAGAAACGCCAGAGGGACAATTGCTAACCATAGTTAAACAACTTGAGGACGTTGTGAAAGCAAAGTATGGTATGCACTGCAAGGCAGACCCTTGTGAGGGTTGTGAATCTTGTCGCAAAGACACCAAAAAATCTGAAGACGGGTACAAGTCAGACAGAGGCATGGGGAAGCCACCTAAGCTTCCAAAGGCAAAAGGTAGAAACAAGGACTTCGCAGCTTTGGCACCACCTCATGATAAAATCACATTCGCAGACAAGATAGCTGGAGCTACGAAGGGCGACAAGAAGGTGAAGAAAGAAGACGCAACAACTGCGTTTTTAAGAGAAAAGGGCATTATTGTCAAGTACGAGCAAGAAACCACCGTTGAGAATGGCGTTCCTCAATTACTAGAACAACCATCTGGAACTAGAGCCACTGTGTATTCGACTAATCACAGACTACCGGCTATGAATGACGGTCCGAGTAAATCCATTGTCAGTGAAGTGGCTAAGATGCCATCTGTAGCTCAGACTGGGTACGACACGAATGCTTCATCTCTTCATATGCATCTGAATTATGCTGGTGGAGTCACAGATAACTTAGATAGTGCCGAAGACGCTCTTGCATCTCTGAGAAAGGCATATCCCGGCAGTTTGGGAATAATTGAAGAAATTGCGAGCCTTACGGAAGAAGTCTTTGCTCGCCTGTGAGGTGAGTAAATGTCAGAAGAAATAATCAGACAGAGAACAGACGTTCTGCTATCGTCTCTCACTGGTCAAGATTATGATCTTGAATCATACCTATCTAAGCTAGAAGAGGTCGAAGCTACAAGTTTTGACACTGCCACTGTAGCCGTGGCAATCGACCCCCCTGCTTATTCCATGAGGGATTTAGATAAACCAATGCCGCCTTCCAAGATGGTTATGCCATCGGACATGCAAGCCTTTCTCGCGGGGCATACGAAAATATCCACGAGTTATTCCGGTGACTGGCCAGAGGCAGAAATGGACAATAAGTTCGGAAAGCATCAACCATTTGATTTTGAGTCCAACAGCTGCCCCCTTCTTCATGGAGGTGCTCATGGAGACCCTGCGTATGTGGATATAGTTTTGAAATTCATAGGCGAACCAATGAAGACTCACAGAGAAATGGAGAGAAGAATAAGGCCTGATTTGATGGCCGTTTTAGACAATTATGGCGACCCCACTGAAAGCATGTTTGATCTATACTCGGTTGATAGAAACAGATACCGTGAGCTAACCGATGAGGGCTATATGCAACAAAAGAAGGAGGAGTTGTCGGGTGATTATGGCTTGCTATCATACTTATTTGGTCTTGAATATCAAACTGGCGAGCAAAGGGAGGTCATAATGGGGTTGCTTTCCGAATTATCAATGTCTTCAGAACCGAATTCACCCGAAGCTAGAACCGTGATCAATAAGATGCAAGAGAAAGGTGGCATAACATTTGATAGACTACTTAGAAATTGGAGAGACAGAGCCACTCCTCTCAAAGCATGGTGGTCAAGACCAGCTGACAAATCCGGCCCTACACAACCTGATATGCCCAACTCTCCCGACCGCTATCACAGCTCTCCGTGGACTGAAGCGGGGGAGAAGAACCACAATTATCATTGGTGGGAGCCATACCAATATTGGGGAGGTGTTGGCAGAGACCTTAACTCACTCAAACAAGTTTTCATGCAATCTTACTCAAAGATATTTACAGGCTCTTGGCTAAGTAACCTGTTAATGGACGCACTTCCAATTATAGGCAAACATATGATTGCAGGGTCACATTATCCCGGCGCATCTAATTCGCCTAACGGCCAACAATACGCAGACATTCTTTCGTCCGATTCACAGATGAATTTAGATTTTGAGAGAAAGAGGGCTAATTGGAGTGGGGGGTCAGCACATCATCATCATTTACATCCATCGGAAATAGAGGGTCAAGGCTCAGTTATGATGATACCACACACCGCATACACAATGAGTCCATTTGGAAGGGCTATGATGAATGTTGGTGAGCACGGTGCTGCGTTGGCACCGTTCATTGGGGAAGAACATCCCAATTCAAACCCCGAGTTTCACGATCTTCACAATCAACTGAATAGGTACGCAAGTAATACGATGACATTTGAAGCAAAAAGAATGGCCAATGAAGTCATGGAAAAATTTGGAATTGAGGTTCTTAGAAGTAAATCAGAAGACGATACTAAACAATTTATGAATGTTGAAGGAAATACTATCGCAAGAGGTAACATTCAACAGCTTCTAGCTGCTGTAAACTACCGTTTAATGAGAAACGGAGATACAGCAAAATTCACAGAAATGCCTCTGCCAGATACAACCACTATGAAATTAATCGCTAGTAATGGGTACTTTGAGCCACTCTCCCCGACCGCTAGAGCCGTTGTGCCTCCCATCTTCAACTCAGGCAATACAGATGCTTGGGGGCATCTAATGCCAGCAACTTTGACTTGGAAATATGACTCGGACACAGGGGACATAGAGTTTAATGTCACTGAACAACCCTTCAACATCATGCAAAGAACGGCACACGAGGAACACATTAGGGCCGTAGACCCGGCTTTCCATATCAAAGCAATAAGAAGCAAACAGAAAGAAATCAATCTATTGGAGAGAGGGGCAAGAGGATTTCCAGCTTTATTGACCGATTTACACAAAGCCGATGATTATGAGTTGACTGGAGTGTTTGGTAAAGACCTCATTAAGCCCGCACATATTGTCAAGGACTTGGATGATTTAGAAACGATGAAGGGATTTAGTGGAAGCTGGGTAGTTCAGAAGAAACCAGAAGGAGATCGTAAGCTAATCAAAAAGGAGGGGAAGAGATTAGAGCCAAGCATGCCGAAGGGAATTAGTAAAGACCTCAAGGAGATGAAAGGCAATTTTACTTTGGACGCTTACCTTGACGGCGACAAATTGAGTGTGGTGGATTTGTTAGTCCATAAGGGGACCGATTTATCTTTTGAACCTTTAGAGGATAGAATTAATGTTCTAAAGACATTGTACCATTCTACAGATAATGTGCACTTTCCTGCTCCGTCGAATTGTTCGTTTTCGGATCACGATGGGCTGGTTAAAGCCATAGCCGCTTTTGACAAGGGTGAATTTCTAGTTAGAGATGCATCTTCGACATTTATCAAAGACAAAGAGCTACACCCAAAATGGATTTTATTCGCTAATGATGAAATATCAAAATCAAAAGTATATCCTCCTCTTCCTGAGATAACAATAAACGGGTCTCAACTATATTTGGAGTATCCAGAAATAGTATCCGTCGTAAAAGTTGATTTGGGTATGGATGATGAAGGGACATATATTGACGGTTACGAGGGACTATCATATTTGGTAAAACAAGCGATATCACAACAAGACCTATGGATACCCCCTGTGGCATTTCTTCTAAAGGAAGCGGGGGGCGGAGGCGCAGCTCCCGCCTCTGGAGGGTCAGGCACCGTAATGTCTACAGATGCAGGGACATATAACCCAGTTCATTCTGTTACTCGAAAAAAGAAAAAGAGGAGACTCAAAAAAGCACCTGCTGTCAATGACGAAGAAAGTGACGATATAGAGCATATGATGAGACGGGCGGTTTCGGCCATAGAAGTCGGTGATGAATCTTTGACCTCTGATGAGTTGTGTGAAAAGGTGAAAGGTTTGAAACATGACCATCTTCTCAGGTTCGGGGGAGAATATGGCATAGAAAGAACCGAGGATGGTAAATTCACACTCAATGAAGCTATTGATGACGACATTGTAGATACTCCGATTAAGAAATTCAAGTATCCTAGAATGAATGCAGCTTCTGCCGATGGAGGTGCGTGGTCAGGTATGCAAGCAGATATCACAGCACCTATGGGCCCAACAGAGATCAACGAAGAAATCAATACAACTTTCGGAGACCCAAGGCAAGGTAAGGACGACGAAAGGGAAGAAGAGGATATAGCACAGTTGAATATCATATCTGAAGATATAGAAAAACCCGAAATTGAAATTAGCGAAGAAGAAGCGATTATGCGTGTTCCACCCAAGAAAAAAAAATCGGCAACAGAGCCTCAGCCTAGCGTTCGCACGGATTCTATAACCTGATAGTCCTGTCAGGACTAACATCCTATCATTCATATACGATTGAATAACGATGCCCCTACAATGTCCGCAGAGGCTACACTACAACCCTCCCTAAGATGGAGTGCGGTAGGTTCTGATTTCATCATGAAGTCGGAAACGAAGAATGGGGATCTCTATATCGCAGGATACGCCAGTGTGGATATGGTGGACAAGCAGGGTGACAGGATTCCTTCAGATGCTCTAGGTAAGGCATTTGATAAATTCATGGGCAACAAAGCGTTCAGAAACGTACAGCTAGCTCATAGCGGTATTCAGGTTGGAGAGGTTGTAGCCGACCACACTGATTCACAAGGCCGATTGTGGAAATCCGAAGTGGATGACCACGGCCTATTCGTCGTATGCAAGATACGCAGCGACATACAGAAAGCGAGAGAGGTGCAGAAGCAAATCCGTGACGGAGACCTCCGAGCTTTCTCCATAGGTGGACAGGCACTGTTTAGGGTAAGCAAGCATACCCCTGAGCATGGCAACCACCGTGAGATTACCGAGCTAGAGCTACACGAGGTTACTCTGTGCAAGAAAGGGATTAACCCCGAAGCTCGATATACAATTTTGAAAATGGATGAAACGGAAGTGGAAAAAATGACAGAAAGCGAAGCATTGAACGAAATAAGGGACGGACTCTCCCGTGTGTTGAAGCACATGGATGAAGATGTCGCCAAAGGAAAGAAAGAAGACAAGATGTACTCCGAGGAAAAGGAGATGAAAGAGATGAAAGAGGATGAGGACCCACAGAAATCCGAAGACTCCGCAGTGGCTTACATCGATACTCTTGAGAAGTTTGCACACGAGCAGGGAATTGATCTTGACAAACTACGTGGGCACTTCGGTCTTGAGAAGGCATATCTGCCCGGATACGGAGACGGTGGCTACTCTCACAGAGGACAGGGCGATGAAATCGGCAGCGGCGAGGACGCAACCGAGACCGCAAAACCAGCTCTACCAGCTCCCGGTGGCAATCAGTACGTCATCAAGCAGCCCGGTGTAGACAACATGGCTTACAACGAGGCATCAGGTAACAACTATGTCATCAAGGCTGGAGATGTTACGCCAGAAGGCCTAGAGAGAGGCTACAGGGCATATGCAACTATGAAAGACGAGGAAGCGCTCAAGACTCTGGTCAAGGCACAGTGGGAAGAGAGATACTCTGCTGAAACAGCAAGGGCTGAAGAGATGAGAAAGTCTCAGGACTACTCCTCACAAATCGCAGCTCTAAGTGCTGAAATTCAGACCCTACGTGCTGGCGCAACAGATATCGCAAAATCCGATGCAACCCCAACAACTGACATTCGTGTCCCTTCCCATGAGGAATTTGCCGCAATGGGCAATGACCTAGAAGGCTGGAGGGCCGTCGAAGAACTGGCAAGGAGGGCCGTCCGAGGCGAGTAATCGTCTTGAGTTAAAACACGAGGTGAAAAAATGAGTGGATCAAGAGGATACATCAGAACAATAGAAGACATGGAGCGCATGTACTACGGTGCAGGTGCGGGACAGAACGCATGGGCGTACAGTGGCACTGACTTGCTAAAGGCAGACTCTCCACTAATGAGCTCGACCACAGGAACTTACCAAGCTATCTTTGGAAGGAAGGTATGGTCACAGCTCAATCAAGAGTTCAACGCCTTCTCAATACTACCAAAGAAGCCATGGGAGAAGTCAGGATGGAGGGTCGTCACTGCAAAGCCATCAGATACCATCAGTGGCGGACTACCTGAGAACGGAACACTACCTGACACCAGCAAGCCTACCTTCGCTGCTGTTAGCGATAAGCCAAGAACTGTAGCTCACACATTTGATCTGAGCGAGACTGCAATGTTCCTTGCTGACAAGGATGATGGTCTTGGAGATGCAAGAGCTGTCATGAAGATGGAGATGGCTAAGCATCACGCTGAGATGATCAACAAAATGCTTCTTGACGACGTGGGTAACAGAGAGACAACACTGAACAACTTCGAGTCAATCGACAGGTGTATCTCTGCTACAAACATCGAGACTACAAGCTTCAGCGACATTTCCGCTGGAGACCACAAGCAGTACAACATCGACAGAGCAGACGATGGAAGCTCGCAACAGTGGTATGATGCAAACGTCGATGCAGGAAGCTCAGGGACCGAGAGAGCACTAACTCTCAACATCCTTGACGGTATGTTCCGAAGCATCTGGGAGAGAGGTGGACAGCCAAAGGTTATCCTAACAGGCTACGACACTCTGGAGAAGATCCAGCAGCTCCTACAACCTCAGCAGAGGTTCACAGAGATGAAGAGAGTAGTACCCGGAGTCAACGGAGTAACAGGTGTACCCGGTATGGAAGCCGGTTTCATAGTAGCTACCTACAACGGCGTACCACTAATTCCTTCTAAGGATGTAATCGAAGACGGCGGTGGACTAAGCCGACTTTACTACATGGACACTGACTACATGTACTTCTGCACAGCAAAACCAACACTTTACCACGAGTCTGGTATAGAGACTGGCGATCCATTCGGAATCAACAGGCTTGGCCAGATGGGAATGTTCCACACAATGGGAGACCTATGGCAACTGTTCTACGGAGCCCACGGGAAGATAAGGGACTTGAGTGCCTGATTGGAGACTATGGTGGAGAATAAAGAGGTGAATAAATATGGCAAACGTAAATTTGACAGAAGCAAGCTGCTCCGTAGTCCTAGATACTGGACTATGGATGGGAACGATTGAGAGCTCAACCGCATGGTTGAATGGAATAGCAGGTGTATCTGCTGGAGATGCCGCAGAAGGCGTCAAGATAATGATTGTAGATTTGGTCATTACCAGTGCATCCTCCGCTACCACTTTTGATCTGACGGACACCGGAATAACTGGCGTAGTAGGAACAACCGCTCACGCAGTGCTCGGACTTCACAACAACTCAGGCGGATTTGAGATTCCTGCTGACATCAGAACATCTGGTGCAACAGTGCTCTTCACATCCCCGTCTGGAACTAACACCGACACAATGCGATTGACACTGTTGTACTCATAGGTGAGCCAAATGGCTTTGACCTTGAAGTATGTGGGGGCGAGGGCATACACAGAATTCGCCATAAAAGGCGTGAAGTATGGCTTCGGACGAGGAAGGGAGCGCGACGATGTTCCCGATTGGTGGATCGAACAATACATAATCCCAGCAATAGCCAATGGCGGAACCATGTGGGAAGTCATTGACACAAAGGCAGAGGATCAAGGAAAAGCTGCAATAGCTGCTCTTGAGGCAGCCGCAGAACCCGAACCCGTAGTAGAAGCGGAACCGGAACCTGAGCCAGAGCCAGAGCCAGAACCTGAGCCAGAGCCTGAACCAGAGCCTGAAGTCGTCACGAGTGAGGACATATTACCTGAGACTCAAGTAGTCACAGCAGAGCCAGAAGAAGCTACCTTGGCCGCTTCCGATGTAACTGATGAAATGCTAATGGGAGTAGGGTTCTCCGCAGGTATGACTAGGGCGCAGATGCAGAATTGGTGTTCAAGTAGAGGCATAGCCACTATCAACACTGATACAAAGGCATCACTTACAGGTAAGGCCCGTCAATATCTTGCGGAGGGCGGTGAATGACCGACAATCCTACGTCAATCTTTGACGGTGACGGCAGATATGGGAGTAAAACCCGTGTCAATAGGGAATTTGTCGAGATAGATATGCCAGCTGCGGCTACAGTCTCTCAGACTATCCAACTCAATGGCAAGATATCTCGCGTCGTTCTTGACCCAAGCAGAATCACATCTAATGGATCAGTGACGGCTACAAGCGGAACATTACAGCTGACCATGGACATTGAAGATGCAGGTGGCACCGAATATCCTTATTGTGATACTGTATCATTCCTTGACTATAGGACAGCTAGCAATACACCGCTAAACTTCCAGACTTCGGAAGGAGGAAACATGAACGCCGATGCTGGAGCTACCACTGGACTTCATTTCACAGTAACCGCTCCTGCAAGTTCAAAGACCGGCGGAGTTGTCATTGACGAGCCGGCACCATGGTCAGGGTTGGTCTGTGGAGCTTTGACAATCACATTAGCAACCACTGCTGGAGCTTTCACCGGTGGCACTGCAAGATTGGTCTTCATCTATGAATGAGGCTTTTTTTGAAGCCACTGTTAAATAGGATTGTCCCGTCAACAGTTCTGTATGGCCTTAACAGTCGAGCAACTTGGAAGAACGAACGTGACTGGCAATCGTTTGACGGTTGCCTTAAAAATTACATTTGATGATAGCTACCCTACCGGCGGAGAGGCACTTGACCTCACTGCATATGTGGCGAACATAGAAACTGTAGGAATTGAAGTGAGTGGAGGATACGTCTTCCAGTACGATAGAACCAATGCAAAGGTACTAGCCTATGAAGCAGGCGCAGATGGTGCGGCTTTAGATCAGGTAGCTAACGCTACTGACCTCGCAACAGTAGTGACCTTCATCACAGTAACAGGCGGAAGAGCGTAATCGGGGTGATACCCGATGGGACTCCAAGTAGGTGAAATTAATCTCCAAGAGGTATTGGAGATTGAGAAAAGAAGGGGCAAGCGTCTAGCTGAACTTAGCACTGGTCAGGTCAGGACTGACGAGTCTCCATTCAGTAAAGAGAATATGGCTAAGAACTCACACACTGTCCGTGTTCCTATGAGGGGACGCCAGAGATTTGATATTCAGAATATAGGGTCTGGAACTAGATGCACAGAGTGCGGACTACTTCATTTTTGTTGGACCCCGGCCTGTGCGGGTTGCGGCGGTAAAATGGACTACAACATGGGGAGTTATTCATGAGTGATGCGTTTGAAGACGGTTGGGAAGAAATAGTAAAGGCTAGCCCTTGTCCTCTTTGTTTCGCAGCTGGAGGGCAGCCATGCCAAGGAAAGGGGATGCCAAATCAACCTGCTAACCGTTGTAAGCTCCGCCGAAGAGCTATGGAAGCCGGTTATAGCACAGAATATATATGAGGGGACGGAGGAGAATGAAGAATGCCAAGAACATTCAATCCGGGGCATAGACCCAGTCAGCCCCTCTATCCTGACGATCTTGTCTATACTACTGTTGACAAAGTTGTGCAATTTTTACAATTGCCCGAAACTGAGCCAATAGCTCTTGTAGATTCGACTAGCGTCAGTAGTAGCAACATAAGGATTCCAATCGCAGGTGCCGATTACAGGAGATGGGGTGTAGGAGCAGGAGATACCGTAACTGTTTATGATGATGTAAATGCTCTTGGTGCTACGTATGTAATTGGAAGCGTTCAATCGGTTGGGTCCAGCGGGGCAATATGGTTGATAGCACCAAATGATGGTAATACGTTTAGTAAGGACAATAATGGGTTTGTCCAACCCTCGGCTATACTTAGTAACAGTAAGCAAAGGGGAATAACCAAGGCCAATGTTGAGAATCTAATTAAGAAGAAACAGGATTACATCGATCAGGTTACGAGAAGCGCATGGAGGCCTAGAATAGTGGTCGATGAATACAAAAACTTCACGACATTCAAGCCGTACAGAAGAAGATACTACACTGACTATGTGGGTGCTGTGTATCTCAACCATAGAAATATTCGACAGATATTGAGAATGGGGGTATGGCAGGGTGATTACTATCGGGAGCTAGCTTCTGGTCGAATCAAGTTAAAGGTTTCAGACATGGGTAGTATATCCAGCTCTAGTAAAATATTCCTATGCCCAAACGTAGCTCATGCAGCTACTCTACAAGGCTGCGCCAGTGGAGATACATCCACCTCTAAGTGGATTCATGATTTCGGAGCTAAGTCTGTGGCCGATGAAATAGCGGGCTTGATAAATGAAGACCCAGATACTAGCAAGGCCGCGATACAAATAGGAACGCTGACACAAAACGGCAAAGACCTAAATGTATCCAACGAATATCTAGCTACAGCAAATAGCGATGACGGTGACGGAGTGATATGTATCAGTAGTATGAGGGCTGGCGAGGATGGAATTAACAGCACCATCGCAGTGAATAACCCCGTCGGACTCACTCATGACAAAGGGACACTTGTTTCATCCACTGTGGCGACTACCACAGGAACTCCAGTTTCATCATTCACTCTGGCCGATTCCTCTGGTTTTGTGGAAGGATCTGGATTAGTATTTATAGAAGATGGCACGAATGTGAATAAAGTTGCTCTCATAACCCGGTCTGGAGATACATTTACCATAGTTTCTGACCTCACTAGCAATTTCATAGCAGCTGTTAGTAGCTCAGTAACAATCAATCAATTGCGTTTTAAGACCGACGTTTCAGATGAGGAGAGACAGAAGGACTGGTGGGCCATAGAAGATAACGGCGCGGTCTTATTCAATAACCAATATCCATTTTTCGAGAATCATAGTTTGAAGGTATCTTACATCTATGGTCAGAGATACGTCAATAAAACGATAGAAGAAGCTTGCACTAAAATGGTTGTCAAGGATATACTGCTTTCCGATGACTACACTGCTTTGTTCCCCGAAGGAACACAAAATATAGACCTAAATTCAAAGGTACAGAAGTTAGAAGAGGAAACTAAGCGTCTATTGATCCCCTATCAGGAAACTATAATCGTGGCAGGAGTAGGTGGTTAAGTGGATGTCTACCTTAAAAAAATTCAGAAAGCTACCAATGATTTGAGTAGCAAGCTCACTAAGTTTAACGACATCGCTCCCGTTGTTCATGAAAAGCTTCTTGCCGTAGAAAAACAATCCTCTGAGGAGGACGGTCTGAACTATTCAGATACTGAGATTGAAGAGATAGTTGACGTACAAATGAAAAACCACCCTATTTACGCAGAGCTTGAGAAGGCGATGTCCGACTTTGAGGAGGTTTTTGAATGACGGATGCTATCTCCATTATCGTAAATATTCTGGATGCTAATTGGTCAAAAGCACCTAAGCCATCAATAGAAGACATAGCGACTCTTGACAAGGGCGATGGAAAGAGAGTAAGGCTACAAGATAAGGACGTTATTCGTATTTTCGAGACCGCCCATAATGAGGCTCAACCGGAGCTACTGTACGATTTCGTAAATGAGCATATCAACCTGACTTTAGACATTAGGACCGTCAAAAGCAGAGAAAGACTGTCCGTACTGCGTAACGAAGTTCGTAGGATTCTTCACGGGTTTAGGAAGGGAGATAACACGAATATTGACAGAATCATCTTCAAAACTAGAACCGACCTATCTGATCGGTCGAAAAAACTGTTCAGATACACCATGCAATGTGAGGTAGTTACATTCAGCTTGACCGCTGGAAGCGATACCACGCTCATCAATCCCACCAACAATCAAATCACAGGTGCGGACGTGTTTCAGTCTCTGAGCACCAGATTGACGGAGCTATCGTTGCTTACACCCACTGCTGGTCAGGCCATAGTGGGCAATGGAAGCAATTGGGTTACACAGGAGACTGGAGACATAACCGGAGTTACTGCTGGCACGGGGTTGTCGGGTGGGGGTACATCAGGTGCCGTCACGCTCAATGTGAGTGGCCTTACTGTTTCAGAATTAGCCGCGAACAGTATCCAGCTTAGCAATGAGTCATTTGCGGATAACGATACCTCTTTGATGACATCAGCTGCTATCCAAGATAAAATACTGGCTGAGATATCTGGCTTTACAAGCGGTGTAGATTTAACGGGTGGAACCGGCATTCTCATTCAAAGTGAAACAAACACAGGCAGTGGCGACTATTCTGCTACAATTGCCATTGACCTCAAAGATGAGGACAACATGGCCTCTAACTCAGCGACACATGCCGCTTCACAACAGTCGATAAAAGCATATGTGGACAGTGAGATATCAAGCCTCATAGACTCTGCACCGGGAGCTTTGAATACTCTAAATGAGCTTGCAGCGGCAATAAATGACGATTCCAGTTTCGCATCTACAATTACAACCAGCATAGGGACAAAGCTAGCTAAATCTAGCAACTTGTCTGATCTTGCCAATGCGGGCACCGCGAGAACCAATCTCGGACTAGGTTCCCTATCAACCGCTTCCTCTGTTGCATTTTCAGACATAGCATCTGGAGCTGTTCAGACAAGTGGTGAGTCGTTTGTGGATAATGATACGAGCTTGATGACCTCGGCCGCCATTCAAGACAAAATACAATCGTTCAGCTTTCTTACTGAACCAAGAGCTGTCACAGCGGGGGGCAATACATTAGCTAGTGGCGAAACACTAGCATTCACCGCCGGTTCTAACATATCGATATCAGAAAGCGGGGGTGCTGTGACCATCACGGCTACAGACACCAACACACAACTGACGACAGAAGCTGTCCAAGATATCGTAGGTGCTATGTTCTCAAGCAACACGGAATCTGGAATAACCGTCACTTACGAAGATGGCGATGGTACGATTGATCTGTCGGTAGCAAATCAACTGACTCTCCTAGATGAAGATAACTTTGCCTCCAATAGTGCTACATCACCTGCGAGCCAACAGTCCATCAAAGCTTATGTGGATAACGAGGTTAGTGGATTAATTGATTCAGCACCAGCAGCCCTGAACACATTGAACGAGTTAGCTGCGGCTTTGGGAGATGATGCATCGTTCTCCACAACCACGGCTACGGCTTTGGGCAATAGATTACGAGTAGATGTTGATAGCCAAGGTCTCAATAGCACACAACAAGGAAACGCTCTGACCAATCTAGGCATAACAGCCTCCCTTGCAGAGATAAACATCCTTGATGATGGTTTGTCGGCATCTGATATTCCTAGCTTAGCAACCAGTAAAATAACGAGTGGAACCTTTGCTGATGGTAGAATATCTGCATCTTCCGTTCAACAGCACATCTCTGCTGGGAGTCTTATTGATATTAGCTCAGGGTCAATAGCTGTTGATTTATCAGAGGCAACGGAAGAGACCGTTGCTGTTGCCGATGACTATTTCTTGTTTTTAGATGGAGGAGCTACCGGTGCCACTAAGAAAGAGGCCATAGCAGACTTTGTAGCATCTATTGCTGGCTCTAATCTCACGGCCACAAACGGCGTTCTCGCATCGACAGACACCAACACACAACTCTCCACAGAGCAAGTTCAAGATATTGTAGGAGCTATGTTTAGTAGCAATACGGAAACCAATATCACTGCAACATATCAAGATGCTGATGGAACCATAGATTTGGTGGTGGGTGCAGGTGCAGGGATATCAACCACTGATGATGTCACAGAGGGCTCTAGCAATCTTTACTTCACCAATGAAAGAGTAGATGATAGGGTCAATGCACTTCTAACCGCAGGATCGAACATCTCTTTGACGTATGATGATGCGAGCAATAGCCTCACATTGGCCTCCACAGATACGAATACACAGCTCACGACAGAGCAGGTTCAAGACATAGTGGGTGCTATGTTCACTTCCAATACAGAGACGAGAATAAGCGCGACCTATGAAGACGGAGACGGAACCATAGACTTGGTTGTCGATGACATGACTGCCGATACTAACACACAGCTCTCCACTGAACAAGTCCAAGACATTGCAGGGCCGCTTGTAGCTACTGGAGGAACCAAGACCTTCATCGCAGTCACTTATGATGACGCTAACAACGACATGGA